GCAAGAAAGTAGCGATTGACCACAGCAACCCGCGAAGAACTGATCGAGTTCCTGGCGATCACGCAAGAGCTGGAGCGTAGGGCGAACGCAAGGGACCTGAGCAAGTGGTTCCCTGACATCGCGGACCACGCGAATCGCATCTTCGGGCGCACCGAATACCCGAAACACATGGCTTTCTTCAAGGCTGGCGCCGAGTTCAACGAACGAGCGTTCATCGCTGCCAATCGCGTAGGAAAGTCGGTGTGCGGGGGCTTTGAAACGGCAGTCCACGCGACCGGCCTTTACCCGCACTGGTGGGAAGGCTGGCGCATGGACAGACCGATTCGGGCGTGGTGCGCCGGCAAAACGGGCGAGACGACGCGCGACATCGTGCAAGTGGTGCTGTTCGGCCCGCCTGATGCGTTCGGCTCAGGCATGATTCCGAAGCGACTGATCGGCGAAGTCAAGACGCGGCCGAACACAAACGGCGCACTGGACTACGTGACCGTCAAGAACGAGGCGACCGGGAGATGGGGCCGCATCGGTTTCAAGTCATTCGAGCAGGGCCGCAAGGCGTTCGAGGGCACGGAACAAGACTTCATTTGGGGCGACGAGGAGATGCCGTCCGATGTCTACACCGAATGCCTGACGCGCACCGCGACCACAAACGGCCGTATCGTGCTGACCTTCACGCCACTCGAAGGCGTGACCGATCTTGTCCACCAATTCATGACTGACGGGGTGAAGCTTGCCTAAAGCCTACGTCGTCGCAGGATGGGATGATGTTCCGCATATCGATCAGGCGACTAAGGATGCCCTCGCTGCCAGTTATCCGCTTCATGAGCGCGATGTTCGGACAAAAGGCATCCCGAAACTCGGTTCAGGCGCGATCTACCCGGTACTGGATGAGGCGATTTCGGTAGCGCCGCATCTGATCCCGCCGCATTGGCCGCGACTCTGCGCGATTGACTTTGGCACGAAGAACCCGGCTGCCGTATGGGGCGCATGGGATCGCGACGCCGACATGATGGTCATCTACGACGCGTGGAAGGGTGACGGGCAGACGGTGTACACCACCGGGCAACACGCCGACATCGTGCGGTCGCGGGGGCTGTGGATTCCGTGCGCCTGGCCGCATGACGGCAAGGGCTCGGATCGTGGCAGCGGCACGCAGTTTGCCACAGCGATGCGTGACAAAGGCGTAAACATGCTGGCCGAACACGCGCAGCACGCCGAAGAAGGCATCGGCGAAGAGACGAAAACCGCGCTGACATCGGTCGAAGGCGGGCTGAAGTCCATCTATGACGCCATGATGGAGGGCCGATTCAAGGTTTTCAGCCACTTGTCACAGTGGTTTGACGAGAAAAATCTGTACCACCGCAAGGACGGCAAGATCGTCAAAGAGCGCGACCATTTGATGGACGCCAGTCGTTACTTGTGGATTTCCCGGCGATTTGCTCAACTCGCGCCCAACCAAACAACCGGGCGCCGTGAGCGGGCGTCCTGGAAGACGGTATGACAGAGCCAACAGAAAAAACCATCGACGACGCAATTGCGATGATTGAGTTCTTGCGGACGGACAGCGACAGCGGTCATTGGGGCGACATACAGGAGATGACCTTTGGTGAGCAGCGTGGCGACATCACGACAAACGTGTGTTTCTGTGTAGCCGTGCTGTGGAATGGCGCAGTAGTTACGGGGGCCGGAGTGATTACCGCACCGTCGTCTGCGAGCGTTGAGGACATCCGCCGCCAAACCGCAGAAATGGCAACCATTGATGCGCGGTCGAAGGTTCGGGCAATTTTGTCCAGCGAACGGTTTGGGTCGTTGGTGGATGCGATTGCAGATAGTCAGCGAGGCCAATGATGAGTGGCATCCTTGGCGTCGGCGGTCGTCCTATGTACATGGTCGGCGGCCGTGGCGCCCGCGAATCGGGTGTGCGTGGTGACATCGCCTGGTCGATGCAGTACATCAACGACGAGCCGGCGCTTTGCATGTGGCGTCGCAGCAACACACTGGGCGAGCAGATGCGACTGGGCAGTGGCAAGCGGGTCTTTGCGATCTGCCTGTCGTCGCTGTGGAAATACATCGATCATCGCGGCAATCTGGACGTCAAGACAGCAACGCTTGAGGCTATGCGCGAGGTCGTGCAGATGGGTTTCGGCGATCCCGGCAAGGCCCGCGGCGCCGTGCACAACATCATCGGCGTGATGGACGACAAGCTGGAGGATCTGCTGCGCATGAAGCCGCGTCCGGACGGCTACACCGACACGCTGGCACCTGAAATTCGCATGGGCGAATTCATCGTCAAGGACCAAAACACCGGTAAGGTGTTGCACGAAGGCGAGATTCGAGGATGAGGATTGCCAACGCTCGCCAGGGTTCGCGCATTGAGCCGGTCTATGGTGACGCGGCAAATGAGGACGGCCCAGCGCACCCGCTGGACAGCAACGAGTCAATCCAGAAGTTTTCCCGGCTGCGGGGTTACATCCAGTTCGAGCGCGACTATCAGGCCGAGAACCGCATCCTCATGGCGCGTGATGAGGCGTACTACGACCACGATCAACTGACCGCCGAAGAAAAGGCGATCCTCGATGCCCGTGGGCAGTCAGACGCCGCGACCAACATCATCAAGCCCATCGTTGACTGGATGGTCGGCACCGAGCGCCGCATGCGCTTCGATACCAACGTGCTGCCGCGCGGCAAGGAAGATTCCGCACAGGCGGAACAGAAATCCAAGCTGCTGAAGTATCTGCAGGACGCCAATCGCTCGCAGTTCGAGCGGTCGTCGGCGTTCAGCGAAGCGACAAAAGCCGGGTTGAGCTGGGTGGAGGTCGGAGTCAGGCCGGATTTTGACGACGGCGAGCGACTGTTGAACCGGTTTGTGTCGTGGCGCAATGTCTATCACGACTCGATGTCGCGTCGCAACGATCTTGAGGATGCCCGCTACGTCGTGCGATTCCGCTACGTGGACCTGGACATCGCCGAGAAGTATTTTCCGGAGCGCGCCGCAGTGCTTGGGCGCGCCGCTGGCTATCTCGGCGACCGTCGATTCCAGTACGACGAGGACGACATCTACTACATGGGCGAGCAGATCAACGGCCGCCCGCTGGCAAGTGGCTATCGATCATCGCTCAACGGCATGCAGACCGGATGGATGGAGCGCAAGCAGGTCAAGCTCTACGAAGTCTGGTATCGCGAAGTGCAGATGTGCGACGTCATCACGCAGGGGCCGTGGAACGGCTGCGTGTTGATGAACACTGATGGCCCGCTGATGTACCTGGTCGAGGAGAACGGCTGGAAGGTCGAGCGCCGGCTGAAAATGCGCGTCCGCGTGGCGATCATGACGGACTTCGACCTATTGATGGACACCGATAGCCCATACCGTCACAACCGGTTCCCCTACGTCCCGATGTGGTGCTACCGCAAAGCCAGTACAGGGCTCCCCTACGGTATCGTGCGCGGCATCATCGGCGAGCAGGACACGTTCAACAAGATGAACGCGAAAGCGATTCACGCGCTTTCGACCAAGCGGGTTGTCTACGAGAAAGGCGCGCTTGGCCCGGCGCAGTCAAACGAGTTGCCGACAGAGGTCGCGCGCCCGGACGCGATCATCGAGCTTGAGGCGGGCGGGCTCGGCAAGTTCCGAGTGGAGACCGATCACGCCGTGGCGTCGCAGGCCGTCGAGATGGCGCGGATCCACGAAACGCTTGCCCGCAACTCATCCGGCGTCACTCAGGAGAACCTGGGGCGCGGCCCGAACTCGCAGTCCGGCAAGGCGCTGTTGGTCAAGTCGGAGCAGGGCGGGCTGGTCACGGCCGAGGTTTTCGACAATCAGCTGCTGCACTCGCAACTGGTAGGCGAGATCGAGCTGACCAACATTGAGCAGTTCTACACGCAGCGCAAGGTCATTCGCCTGCTGGGTGAGCGCGATGCCGCGAATTTCACCGTCATCAACGGCGGCGAAGAAGATAGCGACGAGTCCGCCGACCCAATCACCGCCAGCCGGGCGGACTTCATCATTGCCGAGCGCGACAGCCGTGCCAGTATGCGTCAAGCGCAGTTCGAGGCATTTGGCGACATCATCGGCAAGGTGGCACCTTACGCGCCGGACGTGACCCGTGCACTGCTGGACGTGCTGGTGGATATGTCTGACATGCCGTTGCGCGAAATCGCAGTCAAGCGCATCCGTCAGGTCACCGGCCAACGCGACGAAAACGAGAAGCTGTCTCCGGAAGAGCAGGCGCAGATCGACGCCAACCAGCAAAAGGCGGAACTTTCCGACCGGCTCAAGATGGAAACCGCGATGGCGCAGCTTCGCAAGATCAACGCCGAAGCCGACAGTATGGATGCCCGCACGCTGAAAGACTCGCTGATGGCGGTATTCACGAGTCTCGAATCGGGCGCCGTGCTGAACTCGGCGCCGCAAGTCGGGCAGACCGCAGCCGCAATCATGGCGTCCGTGGACAAGCCCGGTGGCGCCGACCCGATTGCTGTACCCGCTTCACCAGAACAACCGACGTCAGCGGGCTATGTACCCGTTGACATGCTGAAAACGCCCACACGATAGGAGCCCTACGCATGGCAGACACCGACGAACTGATGAGCGCCGCAGAGCGCGCGGCAATGGCGGAACTCAACGAGATGGACGCACCGGCCGCTGAAGACGCGCCGGAAGCGCTGCCTCCCGCCGAAGAGAAGCCGGAGCCCGCGACCGACAAGGCCGATAAGCCGGAAGAAACGCCGAACGCGGATAAGCCAGCCGAAGCGCCGGCGACTGAGCCTGCTGCGCCGCCCGTGGCGGAAGCACCGGCCGCGCCAGAAGCGCCGGCTCTTGCCGTTGATCCGGTTGCCGAAGACGTGGACGACGACGAGCCGGTCTATCTGCCGGTGACGGATGTCGCGCCGCTCAAGGAAAGTCTGACCAAAGCGGAAGCCGACCTTGAGGCGATCGCGGCCAAACTGGAGGCCGGCGACATTTCGGCGTCTGAGGCTTTCCGCGAGTCGAACAAGCTCAATGCGCAGATCGCCGAACTGCGGGCTGACATCAAGGGCTCCGAGCAAGCCGTCAAGGCCAACCAGGCAGCGGCCGAGCGCTACGTCGATCGCAGCTTGAAGCGCTTCATGACAGACGACGACAACAAGAAGCTGTACCAAAAGGATTCCCCGGCATGGAAGGCGATGGACGCCGCGCTGAAGACGGTCAGCGCAATGCCGGAGAACGCGACCAAGAGTTACGCATGGATGCTGCGCGAAGCCGACCGCATTGCCCGCGCAATGGTGAACGCACCGCGCAAGTCAGCCGAAGCGCCCGCAGCACAGGCGCCAGCGCCGACCCCTGCCAAGCCGAAGCCGACCGCTGATCGCACCAAGACGACACCGGTCCCGGTCACGCTGGCGTCACTGCCGGCCGCCGGGCAAGAGTCGGTCGAAAGCGAATTTGCGTACATCGACAACCTGTCAGGCGTGGAGCGCGAGAAGGCGATCGCCAAGCTCAAGCCCGAAGAGTACGAACGCTATTTGGCGTGCGTGTATTGAAGACAACGAACGTTACTTGTCTCTAATCTAAAGACGTGCAACGATCCATATACATCGATCTCGAACCGGGTCAATCCGTCGGGGTCAACGGCGGCAAGGTTCGCATGACGCTCGAACAAAAGAGCGGGCGTCGCGCGAGACTTAAAGTCGTGTTTGATGACTCGCAGAGCATCGAAGCTCCGCGCGCTGTAGCAGGCGCAGCGGCGCTCGCGGCGAAAGGGTTGTCAGGGATGTAGACGCGGCCCGCGCAGGGCAAACCAACATTGGTGCGCAGTAGGTGCGCCGGAAGTTCAAACTTTCAGGAGTACCTACTATGGCAGAGACCATTGTCCCCGTTGGGGACTCGCGAGCCGTAAAACGGTTCAGCGGCGCGCTCGCTCACGACGTAGTGAAGAGCGCTTACTGGACGAGCAAGATGATGGCGCCGGGATTCGAGTCCCGCAAGCCCGTCATGGTGATGAATGACCTGGTCAATCAGGCCGGCGACAACATCACCTATGACCTTTGCGCTCAACTGAAGCAGGAGCCGATCTACGGCGACGCGAAGGCTGAAGGCAAGGAAGAAGCCCTCAGCATGTACACGGACAACATCTACATCGACCAGGTTCGCTGCCCGGTCAGTGGTGGTGGCCGCATGTCCCAGCAACGCACGTTGCACAACCTGCGCCAAGTCGCCCGCGTCAAAACGGCGGACTGGTGGCAGCGCTACGTCGATGAAGTGATCGACTGCTACGCGGCTGGCGCCCGTGGCGTGACGACTGACTTCATCGTCAGCACCAGCTTTACCGGTTTTGCCGGTAACGCCTTCTCGGCGCCCGACACGTCGCACCAGTCCTATGCTGGCGCGGCAACGTCCAAGGCATCGCTGGCTTCCACCGACAAGCTGTCGTTGACCACGATCGACAAGATCAAGGCCAAGGCGCTGACGATGGGCGGCGGCACGGACGGCGTCCCGTCAATGGTCCCGATCAACGTGGACGGCCTTGAGACGTATGTGCTCAAGCTGCACCCGTGGAGCGAGTACGACCTGCGGCAGAACGCCAATACCGGTCAATGGGCGGACATCCAGAAAGCCCTGATCACCTCGGCAGGCGCGAACACCCCGATCTTCAAGGGTGGTCTCGGCATGTACAACGGCGTGCTTCTGCACTCGCACCGCAACACCATCCGGTTCTCGGACTACGGTGCCGGCTCGAACGTGGCAGCCAGCCGCAATCTCTTCCTCGGCTCGCAAGCGCTGTGTGTCGCCTTCGGTGGTGGCTCCACGGGCTTCCGCTTCAAGTGGTGGGAAGGCATGGCGGACGGTGACAACCAAGTCATCATCCACACGAGCTGCATCTTCGGCGTGAAGAAGACCAACTTCACCGTCGGCAGCACGGCATACGACTTCGGCGTAATCGCGGTCGATTCGGCCTGCGCGAACCCCGGTTAATCAGGAGAAAGCAACATGGCAAACATCACCACGGATTTTTCCGCCGGCCGCAAGCCGATGCCGTACCCGAACGACCAGTGCGTCGTCCCGTTGATGTTCGACTACGCCCTGCCTTCGGGCCAGGCGTATGCACTCAACGACACGATCGAGCTGGGCATTCTGCCGTCCAACACCATTCCGGTGGACTGCTTCATCGCCTACGAGGCGATGGCGGCTACCGGCGCGGTGTCGCTGGGCGTACTGAACACGGGCAAAACCGACCTTGACACCTCGGCATCGTCCGGTGGTGCGGCATGGATCGGCGCCACGACGGTTTCGTCGGCAGGCTTGACCCGCGCGACGACTCCGGCGTGCATGAAGACCGCGTCATCGACGGGCAATCGCTCGCTGGCGCTGAAAGTGACGACCGCCCTCGGTACGCCGGTGGCGGGCGCTCGCATCATCGTCGTCGTGCTGGTCCGCTCGGCGCCGTAACCGTCCCTATCGTGAGGCAACTCGGCTGCGGCTTCGGTCGCAGCCCTTTTTGAAGGAAAAACCATGCAGATTGAGTGCACCCTGCGTCGCGAAGGCGGCACAGAAGTCTCGTTTGACGGAGACGACGGCGCCGTCGTTTATCGCTTCGTGCCGACGCCGGGGGAAGAGCGACATCTTGCCAATGTGGACGATCTCGCGCACGCGAAACGGCTGCTGTCGATCAACGAGGCGTATGCGCCCGCCGACGACGAGTCGCGCAAGCTGGCCGCAGTGGTTGTCACGAAGAAACCGGAAGACGATTTCGTTGATCCGGCGATCTCCGGCAAGAAGTACACCCAGGAATCGCTGGAAGCGATGAAGTACAAGGAAGTCAAGAAGCTGGCGCAGGAGCGCTACGGCATTGAGCTTGCCGCTGACGCAAAGCAGGCCGACTACGTGTTCGCGATCCTGAACGCACAAGGGGTGTAGTCGAGTGACCACCGCGTCTGATGTCATCACGTCAGCGCGAATCACGCTGAACGACAGAACCCCAACCAGCGGCAGCCCGCGATATTCGGATGCCGACTTGCTGGGCTGGCTGAATGCCGGCATCACCGAAGCCTATGCGGTCCGCCCTGACCTGCGGTTTGGCAACTACAGCACCACGGCGACAGCGCTGAACCTGGGCGACCCGATGCCATTTGAAGGGCGCGAACGGCTTGCCGTTGAGGCGTACATCGTGGCGCGCGCTGAATTCATCGAAGACCAGCACGTCAATTCAGGTCGCGCTCAGGCGGCAATTGCGTTGTCCAAAGCGATGATGGCGGGAGGCTGACGTGGCAATCAAGACGTGGGCCAAGATGCTGGACGACATCGCGCCTGACCTGCCGCAGTGCCCGATCGCATTGATTGAGCACCAGTTGCGCAAGACCACGATTGCGCTGTGCACGGATTCCGGCGCGTATCGCGTGGACTGTGACGCGATGGACATTGTCTCGGGCGAGTCGGAGCAGGACCTGGACCTGCCGACGCAAACCGAGCTCGTTGGCGTGGTGGACATGACGCTTGACGGCAACCCCGTCACGCCGGTTGACACGGCCACGCTGTCGCGGCAGTCGCCGTCATGGCGGACCGACACCGGAACGCCGACCAATTACTACGGCACCGGTGGTGACACCGTGCGACTGTACCCAATCCCAAACGCAACGCTGACCGCCAAGCTGTACGCGACAGTGCAGGTACGGCCGATTGAGACTGCAGACGGCATTGAGGCGTGGGTGTATCGCAAATACGGCGACGGCATCGTGGCCGGCGCAAAGGCGGAGCTCAAGGCAATGCTCGGCAAGCCGTGGAGCGATCCGGCCAAGGTGGCGATGCTCCGCGCCGACTACGAGCGCACCAAGGCAGATGCCGTCAGCGATGGCGTCCGCAGCCACACCAACACCGCGCGGCGAGTGGTGCCGTGCAGCATGTGAGGATGACATGAGCGGATTTTCCAACTACGCAGCAAATCAGATTCTGGAGTGCTATTTCCGACGCAGCGCCGGCATCTCGGTTCCGGCTGCGCTGTATATGTCGCTGCACACCGGCAATCCAGGCGCGGACGGCACAGCCAACGTGACGACATACACCGGCTATGCCCGCGTGCGCATCGACAACGTGACGAATTTTCTGGCCGGTACGACGGTGGTTCAGTCGGACGCCGCGGGCCGCAAGCTGATCAACGGCGCATCGGTGCAGTTCCCGACCGTGGCCGGCGCCGGATTCACGGCGACACACGTCGGCATTTGGGACGCCCTGAGCGGCGGCAACTTCATTGCGGCCGTGGACCTGACGGCGAGCCTGACCTACGCCGTGGGCGACATCCCGATTGTCAACACGTCAAATCTGACGCTGATTCAGGCGACGCAGATCTGATGCGCGGCGCGCTGAACACCTACCAGGCCAACGGACGCCGGTACTTCCGGCGCTCGCTGATCGGGTCTGCCAGCCTCGAATTTGATGGCGTGCTGACCATTCAACGCGCCATTGCCTTGATCGGAGCAGCAACAACCCGGCTGACGGCAACGCTGGCGGCGGTTCGCGCAAGAACCATGCCGATGTCGGCGTTACTGCGCCTGACCGCCACGCTGAAAGGCGACTTCATCCGCATCCCGGAGCGTGTCGAGTTCATGCGCCGGCCGGCAGGCAATCGGGCATTCCGTCGCCCGCCGCAGACGCGCGTCATGCGTGGGGAGAGATCGACGTGAGCAAGTACATCGCCAAGTACGAAAAGCAGCCCAGCGAGGTTCTGCCCTACGTCTACACGCCGCAGGATGACCTTGAGTCCGGCGACACGATCAGCACGGCAACGCTGACCATCGTTGACGCCGCCACCGGTGTGACATCTGTATCGCCGGGGCTCAATGCGGCCACCGTCGTGACCGGCGTCGTCAGCGGCGAGCAGGTCGTCGTCATGAAGCTGCGCGAAGGCGTCAGCGGCGCGTCCTACAAGTGCACGGTCAAGGTGGTTTCAACGCTTGGCTACACCTATGAAGATGATTTTCTGGTGAAGGTGAAAGAGAAATGATCAAGTTCACCAACAACGCCGTTTCGACGCTGGCGTCATCCATCACCAACTCACAGACCAGCATCACGCTGGCGACGGGCGGCGGCGCACTGTTCCCGACGCTATCCGGCACCGAGTACACCTACGCAACGATCTTCCAGTACGGCACCAGCGGCGAGCAGAACCACGAAATCGTCAAGGTCACGGCGCGCAG